CATGAGTTTGTATGGGACGGCAGCAAAAGCCGTGGACTTAACCGCAGCGGTCATGTAAGATTTGCCCGTGATTTGTCTACGCCTTGCAGGGTCCTTCACCCCTGCGGGGCGTTTTTCATTGTGGCAGCAGTGGCAAGTCTTTAGTGACGCTGCCCGCCTTGGTTTCTACCGCTTCAAACAAGAGTTGGTTGACAAATGCCTTGCGGGTCAGATGGGATGGCTGGATTGCGTCAATGCGTGACAAAATAGCTTTGTCGATGGCGATGCTTGTTGCTCTGCCAATAGTCATGAGCGTCGATTTTGGTTTGAAACCGATCTATTATGGCATCACAGCAAAGCGACAGCACGTTGCTCAAGCCGATTTCTGGTCTCCAGTTCAACAGTGACCTGCATCGTTATCGGTACAACGGGCGTTGGCTGCCATTTAGCGTTTCGCGCATCACCAACCGCACCACACCAGAACAGGAGGCGCAGTTTGAGCGAACCAAGCACATTTGGGCGCCACGCGGCACGACTATCCATGCCTTCTGCGAGGCAATGCTGCTAGGCGAAGAGCTGCCCGAGACTGATTACACGGCGTGGACCGATGAGCTGCAGGAGTGCTGGCTGCTGCGTGACTCTGATGCACTGGCTGTTGAGTACAGGCTGTGCGATGCCCGCAAGGGCGTTGGCGGCAGCTTTGACTTCCTACTGCGGACATCAAATGGAAAGATCGTGCTCGGTGACCTGAAGACCGTTGGCAGCAACTCAGGCGTAACGCAACGCAAGCCAGCCACAGCACAGCTTGGGGGCTACCTTGCCATGTTGATCGACCATCACCCGATGGTGACGGTGGACTGGTGCTACACAGTGGTGGTCGGTCCTGGGCGCTGCAGGGTAATCCAAAGTGAGCCTGACGAGTGCTTGGGTGCTTGGGTGGATGCTTGGGACGCCTTCAAAGTCCATAGCTGCCCATTCTAAATTGTTTCAAATAATTTCAGCGTGGAAACCGCTTGCTTTTTGGTTGGTTTTGCTGTTTAATAGAGGTACGGGGCGCTTGTGCTCCACATCTCACTTTGTAAATCATGCAAACCATTCAAGAGCAACTGGACGCAACCAAGCTGTTGTTGTCTGATGCCCAAACTGAATATGCGCATTCATTTGCTCGTGGCGACTTTGCCGCATGTGGTCCTGCCAAGCGCCGCGCCAACAAACTGATGCGCGAAGTGCAGTTCTTGGTGGCTCAAAAACTTGCAGCACTCTGAACCATGAAAACCTTTGAAGTCGGTCAGGTTTATTACGGCACGCTTTGCGTTGCCCATGGGGACTTCCCAGTTCGTTGCATCAAACGTTCTGACAAGTCTGTTTGGTTTGAGCATGTCACTATGCCTCATGCTTACGGCGCAGGACGTTGCAAGCTCCATAAGTTCGATAATGGCACTGAAGCTGCCGAATTTCGTCGTTGGTACATCAGCAGCACCAAACTTACTGGAGGCGATTTCGACCCCATGACCATCTGATTCATGTACGAAGTTTTTTGCACCATTACAGATGAACTTGGAACCCGCACTGTCTCAACCGGCTCTGCCGCATTTCTTGAAATCGTCGCGTACGACAAGCTTGACCTTCTCAAACGCAACTGCACCATCGAGGGCGCAACGTTCTTCGTTGAATACGCCCCGCAGACGGATGCGTGGAATTCCTTCTAAAACCATGAACCGCGTCAACAATGCTATTTGCCTGCTGTTTGCTACCGCAGCTTTTGCCATGATTGGATTTGAGGCTGCCGGTCATCATGGCTCAACCCATTCCGGCACCCAGGAGTTGCGGAGATGACCACCACCAGCACCAACCGTCGTGACCATGTTTACGTCTGCAATTTTGATGCCGTAGAACTTGATCTGTTGTACGAACTGGCACGCGACGCACGCAATAGCCTGCCAGACCCAGAAGATCAAATTGAAGAAGGCAGTTGGGCTGATGCCATTATCAAGCTCGACTCCAAACTGACTAAGCTTTTTCGCCAACGCCGCCAATGAACCCCTACAACCTGACGTGGCAAACAAGACTATTGTTTTGGTTGCTTTCTATGCGCCCAGATGTCACCGCAATCCGTCTGCGCTCTGAAGTAGACCACCTCCAACACTGCCTTGTGAAATCACGATGAAACGACCACTCGTACGCTCTGTGCCAATGGAATTGATTCTCACGGGTTTCCATTGGGAAACCGTCCGGGAGGAATATTTCCTAAAGTACGGGCAATTTGCAAAAGCCCAAGACTGCAAACAGCTTCGCGCTTTGTACAAAGAACGTCTTTGGAACGAGTGCGGCATTGACGTTACCCTCTGATTTTACAAAAATGAGCATCCCTGCAAACATTGAAGCGATCCCCTATCGCTGGTTCGCTACGCCAAGCACCAACAAAAACGGCAAAAAGCAAGGCGGCAAGGTAGCTGTTATGCATTCAAACGCCACAGATTTTGCTGACGTGCTGGTATATGAACCGGACAACGAAGAATGGTGGGACCTTGTACCTGCCGATGTGGCAATCCGTGCTGCGATCCGTGGTCCAGCGCAAAATGAATCAGACCTTATTGCTTTTGCATTGCCATTGGCAAATCAACCCACTGAGACTCAACAACGCATTTTGGAACGGATGCCAGAACTTCAAATCATAATCAAACCACAAAGTGAACCAATGCAAACGATCGTAAAAACAGAAGAACCAATCGCACAGGTTCAAAAGAAAACTGATCATGGGCAAGATGCCTTGCAGAGGCAACAGGCAAAACGACTGCAAAGGTTAGTACTGCAAGGCGAATGGATCGAAAAGCATGAACAACAGTTGAAGGTGATCCAATCTGTTGTTTCGCACGCTATGGAAGAATGGTTTAATGACGATTCTGATGAATGTCATAGCAATGCAATGTATCAAATGAATGATGCACTTTGTTTACTTACCGATATTGTTCGCGATTTGCGCTATAACTGCCATTACCCAGACGAAAGCCGAGAGGGCGTTTTGTACTACCATTCTTTCAATGGTGGGATTACAGAAGTTGTCGATCTCAGCAAGGTGCCAAAGGAATGATCAGACTGGTCAAACATTTGTTTTTTCGCCTGATGTCCAGTTACGAGTATTTGCCACCTGATGATTGCTTGCCGCGATTCCGTGGCAAGTCCCTCAAAGACTTTGACCCAGAATGGCAGGTGGCTTACTTGGAATACGTGTTCCTGCTGGATTGCTCTAAGCACTACCAGCTAAAGCCTGGTGAGATGCCAGACTGATAACGAGGCATTGGGTGACTGGTGCAAACTTCGGTCGCTATGGTTGCTGCCTGCGTAGGGGATACCACTGGTCGGGCTAACTGGTGGATAAAGGCATCCCAAGCGCAAGAAGCCAAGGTTCCCGTCGTGGACGCGGTGTAGTGCCAGCGGTGCGTGACCGTACATTGGCGCCGCGCAAGCAACCTGCCCATGTAAGTCCTCAACCTTTCCAATGGAAAAGGGGTTGCTTTTCGGGCGGTTTTGCCCCATAATACGGAGACGCGGGACAGCCCCGCAGCCCAACGCGCAACTCAACCCATGCTTCCTTTCCAGCCCACCGACTGCCCTGAGCTGACCGCCGAGCAAGAAACGGCAATGGCTCATGACCTTGCAGATCAGTTCAATGCCTACGTCTGCGAGGAGCTTGTTGGCGTCCTAGCTCACCTGGCGCAAGACGTTCTCAAAGACAACTACATCGACCCTGATTCCATGCTGGGTCACGACCTGATCCATGACCTGATCAACCGCATCGTGGTAACCGCCAAATGAAGCACACCGTCCGCCTCCAGCGTGGGCTCTACGTGCTTGTTGATTCCTACGCCAGACCCACCTTTGCTTCACGCATCCGTCAGCACTTCCCGATTGCCCTTTGCCTGACCAGCATCCTCGTCGCAGGCATCACGCTTCAAGTCATTGAGCAACGCACCATCACTGCTTGCCAAACCACCCATCGCGCATCCTTCTAATCATGTCAACCGCACAAGACCTTATTGATCAACTTGTCACCCTGCGTGCAGACAAAGAAGATCTAGAAGCCCGTGAGGCATTCCTGCGTGAGCAGCTTGAAGGTGCCATTGCCCTAGGCGAACTTGACCCCTACCAAATCGATGACAGCACCTACGAGTTCGTGAACGCCAAGTACGTCCGCTGTGAACGCAACAGTTACAAACTCAGCAAGGAAGCCGAACGGGCAATCAGATCTATTAAAGAACAGGACATCGACGCTGGACTTGCCCAGCGGAACGTGACAATCTACTACCAGCTCCGCATGAACCCTTGAACACCAGCATCACCTTCGCTGTCCATGGGCTGCCAGCACCTCAAGGTTCAAAACGGCATATGGGCAACGGGATCATGGTGGAGTCAAGCAAAAAGGTCAAACCATGGCGGCAGGATACAAAATACGCCGCACTGGAAGCCAAGCCAGCCGACTGGGATACATCTGGCCCCATGTCTTTGTCCGTTGTCTTTCGGTTCCAAAGACCAGCCGCTCATTACCTGAAAAATGGTCTACGCCCGACCGCCCCCTGCTACGTCACCTCAGCCCGCAATGGAGACCTTGACAAGCTCCTGCGGTCTACCTGCGATGCCATGACTGGCATCCTCTTCGATGATGACCGCCAAGTCGTCAGCATCAACGCTATTAAGCGTTACTGCAACACCAACGAACAACCTGGCGCCATCATCACGCTCACTGCGCTAAACCTCACAGACCAATGACCTTTCCAAATCTTGCGGGCGTCATCACCAAAGATGATGTATTCCGCAAAGGCACCGGATCCTACGCCGCAGATTACGTTTCTTGGGCACGGATCGCTAATCACCTGCATACCAGCGCCCCCGGCTGGATCATGCAAACCAAAACAGCACCGCATGGCGAGAACCATGTCTGGCGCAGTCCTGATGGCTCTGGTTATTTGACCGTCTACTTCCTGCATACAGACGGCACAGAGACACCAGATTTTGTTTATGCCATCACCGACAATCGCAATGTTCCGATTGCGTGGGACAAGATCAATAGCCGCATGATTTGCGATAGCCATCGCCGTGCGCTTTGTGCTGCTGCTGCATTTTTCTTTAGCCTTGGCTACGAGCTATGGGCACGAGAGGAGATTGAAGAGGCAAAGGCTGACAGCCCGTTACCAACTGTTGAGCAGCCCGCTGCTGCCAAAGCAAAGCCCGTTGCCGCAGCTACAAAGAAGGAAGAGCCACCTGAGTTGTCGTCAGAAGAACTCCCGATCACTGACGGTGATCTAAAAACGATCCGTGACTTGCTGGCAGCAGAACCTGTTGTCAAAAGGAACAAAATCATTAAGGAGTTCAACAAGGAATTTGCCGTGCCTGAGGGTGATCTCATGACTGCCCACATCACGCTTCCTAAACACCTGCGCTACATCCAGGAACGGCTATCCACCTAACAAGGATCAGCCATGACCGATGAGATGATGCACGCCCAAATGGCGGCAGCATATGCCGCTCAACGTGCAGAGCTGGTTAAACAGCAGGACAATCATCTCCAACAGCTTCTTCCGCCTGATTTGGTATCTTTCCTGCAGCATTACATGCAGTCCAGGGAATATACAGCAAGACAGGCATTGTCCGTTATCCTTTACCAATTTTTCGGATCATGCTCCAAATCACAGCAGTTGGCAACCTTGCCGCCGACCCTGAACTCAAAACCATTGGTGACCGTGAAGTAGCCAACTTCACCTTGATGGTCAACAAAAAGGTCAAAGGCGAAGACCATACGACAGTGCTCCGCTGTGCCGTATGGGGTCCACGCGCCAAGGTGGTAGGCGATTACCTGACCAAAGGTGCTCAAGTCACCGTTACTGGGCAGGCATACGTTGAGACCTTTGCACGGAAGGACGGCAGCCCTGGCGCTTCCTTGGATGTAGCGGTCAATGATTTTTCACTGCCTGCCAAGACAAAGGTTGCAGTAGACGACATGCCGTTCTAGGGTCTCGGGGGCTCTGCCCCCTTTTTTTATGATCGGATGTCGGACCCTCTGCGCGATTACCTAAACCAGATCGGCAAAATCCCGCTGCTAACCGCTGCCGAGGAGATTGAGCTGGGTCATGCCGTGCAGCGGATGGTGGCACTCAGATCAAAGCAGGAACACAGCAGAGAGGAGCTGCGGCATATCAAAGCAGGCATCCGGGCAAAAAAACGGATGATCCAAGGGAACCTGCGGCTGGTGATTGGCATCGCGTCAAAGTACAAGCACCTTGCGAATCGCGTCACTCTGCACGACCTAGTGCAGGAAGGCAATATCGGCTTGATCCGTGCCGTTGAGCTCTTTGATCCAGAGCGCGGCTACAAGTTTTCGACGTATGCGTACTGGTGGATCCGTCAGGGCATCATGCGTTCAATCCAAGTACAGGACCGGATCATCAAATTGCCATCAGGCGCTAGCGACATCCTGCGCAAGGTTAAAACTTACATGGTTGAGCATCAGGACCTTTACGGTGAGCCGCCTTCCATCGAGCAATGCGCTGCACATGCTGGCGTTGCACCTAACACCCTTCGGGATTACATGCATAGCGCACAGGATGCTGTGAGCCTTGACGCAAAAGCAAGAACGCAAAATGAGGATGGCAGTTCAATCCTTGATTTAATAGCTGCCGAAAATGAAAAGCCTGAGGATGATCTAATTTTGACAACCAAGGTACAAGCCGTTCAACAAGCACTTTCGTATATGTGCGAAAACAGCAAAATGATTCTGAGTATGCGTTATGGGCTAGACGGTGAGGAACCTTGCTCCAAGCGTGAGATTGCCCGAAGGATAGGTATCGCGCAGGACACTACCGCTAGGTTGCTTGTTAACGCAGAGCGGCAACTAAGGCTGATCCTAAAAGAGGGACCGCCGGGAAAGTATCAACCACAGAAACACAGCTCCAGCTTGATCTGGGGTTGGGGGTAAGCCATGTCAGTTAACAGAATGGGGCCGCCGTGTCCTGCTTGCGGTTCCTTGACTACTGATGTCATGCGCACTTGCCGCAGTGAAACAGGAGATTTTCATCGCCGCCGTGAATGCCCATGCTGTAATCATCGGTTCAATACAATTCAGATGAGAGAACTTTTGGCACCACCAACGAGCGCCAAATGGAAAGATCGCAAGGTCACAATCAACTGGCGTCGTGTCAGTAAACAACTGCTTAGCCTGTTGCAATGAAACGCGAGACACTGCACCTGCCGGGTGGTATGTCGGTTGAAACCGGCAAGGATTGGAACGGGCGGTATTTTATCTGTTACGCCAAGACTGCCAGCGTCATCGTCAGGACAGACAAGGAGATTAAACGCTTCCTGCAGTTGCCCATCAAGACGCCGAGTCGCGATTCTCTCGACTCTTGGTTGGCATCACTCGCCGCAGCAGACCAAAGCAAAACTCACCAAGCTCCATCACTATCCCAAGAATTATCAGCAGAACATTTACAAACGGGTTTTGGACCCGAGTGTCATCTTGATCAATCTGACCCGAATCATCAGACTCGGACGATAATTTAACATTATCGCCAAAGGTCATAATCATCTCAAGTTCAGCAATGTGCCCTGTGGCTTGCCTGACCAACTTGGTGTAGTAAGCATTTTGCTTGACGAGGGATGAGCAAAGATGCGCCAACTGCTCAATATCTTCGCAACGATACGCTGATCTACATTGATTCTCCAAACGCAGTTCTTCCTCTACGGAGAACTCAACGACCATCCACTGCCCCCAAGTCATTGGTTTTAGGCATATCAATCACGGTAGCGAGGGAAGCTAACCTTGGCTTGTCGCGCAGTTTTTATGGCTTCCATCTCCAAGGCTGGTCTCTCGCTAATTAAAGAGTTTGAGGGGTGCAGACTGACCTCTTATACCTGCGCTGCTGGAGTGCTGACCATTGGCTATGGCAGCACTGGTCCGCACGTTACGCCAGGCAAAACCATTACCCAAGCCGAAGCTGATGCGCTGCTGCTAAAAGATGTGGCGCGGTTTGAAAAGGGCGTGGATGATTTGATCAAAGTGCCGCTGAAGCAGTGCCAGTTTGATGCGCTGGTCAGCTTTGCCTTCAACTGCGGCAATGGCGCACTGGAGGAATCAACACTGCGTAAGCGGCTAAACGCAGGCGAGGACCCGAACACCGTCGCCAAAGAGGAGCTGCCGCGTTGGACAAATAAGGGCTTGGCAGGTTTGGTGCGTCGCCGGACGGCTGAAGTCAACATGTTCTGCTCAGGTGGCGGTGCGGCAACAGCAGCAAAGACCACGGACCTGACCGCTACCAATAACACCCTGCTAAAAAAGGAGCCGGTGCCTAGCTCTGAGCTGGAAGACAACGAAAAATCGGACATCGACAAGGGCAAGGCGTTTAAGGGTGCCAAGGTCCTAGCTACCCAAGACAACCACACCCAAGTTGAACTGCCTTACGGGCTTGGGACTTGGTGGCTCTTTGATGGGCACTGGGCTGAGCTGGATGGCAAAGAGGACAAGCCCGAGCCTGCCGGTGATGGCAGCGTCAACCTTTCCGTGCCGTACTTCAACCAAGTTGACAACTACACCCAAGCTCAGCGGACCTGCAATAGCTCAAGCTGTGCCATGTGCTTGGCGTTCCTGATGCCAGGCAAAATTAAGGGCGATGATGATTACTTGCGCAAGCTGCTAACCGGCGGTTATGGCGACACCACCGACCATGGCGCCCAAGGCAGACTGCTGGCGTCATATGGCTTGAAGTCAACTTGGCACACCAACCTCGGCTTTGATGATCTAGAGAAGGAAATCAAGGCAGGTCGCCCGGTGGTGATCGGCATTCTGCACCGTGGCAGCCTTGCCGCACCTACAGGCGGTCACATGCTGGTAGTACGTGGCATTACTGCCAAGGGTGACTTCATCGTCAATGACCCCTACGGCAGCGTTAACGATGGCTACAGCGGTCCTGTAACCAACGGCAATCAGGCTGTTTATAGCCGCGCCATGCTGCAAAAGCGGTGGCTGCCTGAGGGTGCCAAATCGGGCTGGGGCAGGAAGTTTCAGCCTTAGCCAGTGCGCTTGCCTGACTGGCTCCACACCTTGAACCAACTGTTCTTGCGGGTGAAGAGACTGTCAGGCAGACGTTCCTCTAGCTCGGCAATAGCGGCTCGATGGTACGGGTCGCTTTTGTCAAAGTTCTCAAAGAACTTGATGAGCTTTAGCTCCTTCACCGACGCTTGGGCAGCGTCAACTTGAGCACCTGCAGGATCAACTGCACCCAGCTATTGGACTTCAGCGGGGACATGCCGATGATTTCTGAGCCAGCGGCAATAACAACGCCAGCGATGGCAAGCTGTTCAGCGGTCATACAAATAAAGCAGACACCTCAGGCTAAGGCTTGACCTCAAGTTTGGCGATCCGCTGCTCGATCTGGTTTAACCGACCGAAAACTTCTACGCGATCAGTACGGAAGTCGTCGTGCAGTTGCTGGATCTTTTCAGCAACGCTTTCTACTGCCATCGTCAGCCTGAGCACAGAGTCCCGGCTTTCGCCGCTGCGGCGTGAAACACCTGTATAAGCCATTGCCGCTACAGAGATGCTGGCTCCTGTAACAGCAGCAAGAATCTCAACCACGTTCAGGGCTCTAGCTACGCTCTCATTATGGCAACACCTCGGCGCCGGTCCCCTAATAACACTCGGATTGCCGAGCTGGTCCGGCTGTCGGTGCTCACATGGACCGCAACCTTATTGACTGCCAGCTATGCCGGTTTGCTGCCTAAAATGGACCCTACCTTTATTGCCAGCATCTTTACCGGCTCGCTGGCTTGGTACGGTATTAGCAAGATGGAACGCGATGAAACATCGGCTCCTACAGTGAAACCATCGCGTCCACCTGCAAAAAAGCCATGAAATGGCGCCTTCTGCTGCTGGTCTTGGTGTTTCCCGTTCCGGCAATGGCTCAGTCGGTCACGCCCAACTTCACCCAGGGCAGCATGACCAGCACGACCACCACAACGCAGACCATCAACGAAACGATCCAGACGCAGGTCTTTGGTGGCGCTTATCGCAGCGTGTCAGCCACCAACGTGACGCCAAGCGGGGACATCAACGCCGCTGGTACTACCTTCAGCGTTACAACCCCTGGCAATACCTACAGCTTGGAAGTGGTAACCCGTGCCGCTGGCATCGTCGAACAGACAGACATCACCCGCACCATTACAACCAACGCCACAACCAACTCGCTGTCTGTCTTCTCGCAGTAGTCCTAGCCTTGCCAGCCAAGGCACAAGACAGCGGCGGCACCACGGCAATCGCTAATCCTGTGGCGACCTCAACCGGCAGCGTGAGTAATCAAGCTGTCCAGATCAATCAAGGTAGTTACAGCCAACAAGGCTTTGGTGGCGGGCACATTTGCAATAGCGCCACCATGGTGTTCACGCCCTTTTACTTGGGCAACGATATATATCAATTAGAAGCGCCTTACACGCGCAACGCTAACTTCGGCGCACAGGTCAGCCTCAGTGTGCCGTTGGACTTTGAGATGGTCAACCTGTGTAAGCAGCTAGCTAAACGCAAGCTAGAGAAGGAGCGGCTGGACTACGAACTGGTGCGTCTGATCAAATGCACCGAGGTCATGAAGAGTGGTTTTACTTTTGCGCCGGGATCGCCGTTTGCAACGATCTGCAGTGACGTTGTGCCAATCTCTGCCGCGCCCAAGACTTCACCGGCTTCCCCCGCATCTTCTGCAACCGCTTCACCGCAACGCTAATCACCGGCTTGAACAGCGACACCAACCGCTTGAACAATGCTGTAGCACCAAGCGTGGCGGCAACACTGATCACACTGGTGGTTGCTGCGGCGCTCAAAATTTCCGCCTTTGGCACAGGGATTTGTATTGCGGTGCCCGGTAATGTGATTGTGGTTGTCTCTGCGCTAGTTGGTTGTGCAGGAGCCTCAATCGTTTTGGCTGGTTCTTTTTCGGGCGACGGCTCCCACGCTGGCGGGGGTTGGATTGCTATTGGCGGTAGTGCTGCCGGTGTTATGGCTAATGTCGCAGCAGGTTTCTCGGGAGGTTGCTCCTGGCTCGCGGGTGGTATGCCTACGTCGTTGACCGGGGCGTAGGGATACACCATCGGCGTATAAGAAGGCACCACCGCCCGAGGTAATTCCAGCCATGGCGCTGGGATCTCAGGCGGATTAGCAAGTGGCAGTGCCGGCAGCAGGACCGGCGGTTGCATTAACCCTTACCTTGGCCGCGCATCTTTTTGCGGCCGTGGTTTGGCAGGCTGTGCTGTCCTTGCCCTTGGCGGGTGCGTTTAGGTTTGCCGGGGGTGTGCTCTACGCGGGCGGTGCCGACTTTTGATTTAACGGCCATTGTTTAAAGGGGGAGAGCGCCAGTCTATGGGTTACACAATCACCCAGCTAGCTCCAGACGGCACCGTGACAGTTGCGCCGTTTGCGATGGTGATAGGACCGACGCTCATGCCGTTGAAGTTCGTGGACAACGTGTAGTTGGCGCTGATCGTGTTGGCGGTTTCGACAATGGCGCCAGCTGCGCCAGCCTGGGCGCCGTTGGTAATGCCGTAGCCCGAAAGGGTCGTGGGCTTGCTGGTGATTGAGCTGAACGCCGGGGCAATGGTTGCGGTTGAAGCTGCAGTGATCCGCCCCTTGGCGTCCACAGTCAGCACCGGTGCAACTGTTGCCGAGCCGTAGCTGTTTGCCGTGACGCCGCTGTTGGCAAGCGTCAGAGCGATGGAGGCGTTGGCCGAACCATCAACGGACCCTGAGCCCGTGGCATCGCCGGTGTAGCTGAGGGTGCGGGCAGTGCCCCAGCTGCTGGTGGTGATGTTGGCGCTGCCGTTGAAGCTGGTGCCGTTGATCGTGCGGGCGGTCTGCAGCGTTGTAGCTGTGCTGGCGTTGCCAGTTAGGGCGGCGGTAACTGTTCCAGCAGTGAAGTTGCCGCTGGCATCGCGGGCGACAATCGCGCTTGCAGTGTTGGCGCTGGTGGCTGTGGTGGCGCTGTTGCTGACTTTGCCGGCCGTGCTGATTGTCGCCAGCTTCGTGTCGGCAATAGCGGCAGAGGCGTTGATGTCGCCGTTGACGATCGTGCCATCAGCAATCATCGTGCTGGTAACGCTGCCGGTATCACCGGTGGTGATGATGGTGCCGCTGACGTCAGGCGCCGTCAGGGTGCGCGAGGCGGTAAGCGTTCCAGGGATAATCTCGACGTTTAGTGAGGTGGTGCCGCCGGCGCGACCGCGCAGCAGGATGCCGTCTTGTGTAGCCGCCCGACGGAAGATCTGGCCGGTGGCGTTGGTAAAGGTGTTAGCGCCAGTGAAAGCGTTGTTGCCGCTAAACGTTGGTGCGTCGGTGATGCCGTAGCCGCTAACCGTCGTTGGCTTGCTGGCGATGTTGGCGAAGGTGTAGCCGGTGCAGTTGGTGAGCGTGCCGGAGGTGGGCGTGCCCAGCAGCGGAGTGACGAGGGTGGGGCTGGTGCTCAGCACGTTGCTGCCGGAGCCCGTGCTCGTGGTGACGCCCGTGCCGCCGTTGGCCACTGCCAAGGTGCCAGCAAGGGTGATGGCGCCGGTGCTTGCGGTGCTTGGGGTTAGGCCGGTTGTTCCAGCAGAAAAGCTGGTGACGCCGCCGGCGGTGCCGTTGCTTGCTGCCGTAATGCGGCCTTGCGCGTCAACGGTGATGTTGGTGTTGGTGTAACTGCCGGCAGTGACAGCAGTGTTGGCCAGCGAGATCGTGCCGCTGGTGGTAATTGGACCGCCGGTTATGCCAGTGCCAGTAGCAACGCTTGTGACCGTGCCGCTGCCGCCCGCGCCGATCTCGACGATGGAGGCGGTGCCGTTGTCTTTTTTGGTGTAGAGCTTACCGTCGAAGGTGTTGACGGCGAGTTCGCCCAGCTGCAGGTCACCGACGGCTGGAACCTTACTGGATACTGCGGATCGCTTGATCCTGATGACGTTTGGCATGTGCCTTCCCTGTTGTGCCTATGTAGGCGGGACTGACAGCGGAGCGCCTTAGAAGGTGCCGCCGTCGATGGTGGAGTTGGTGTCGTGGTAATCGGTACCAGCCACTGCAGCACTAAAGGCTGAGGTGCCGTTGCCTTTTACCAGGCCGGTCAGAGTGGTGACGCCGGTGCCCCCATTGGCAACTGTAATCGTGGTGCCGTTCCAAGTGCCCGTCGTGATCGTTCCAACCGAGGACAGGCTCGACAGCGTGGTGACGGCGCTGTTGACCAGGGTGCCGCTGGTGGGCAGCGTGACGCTGGTGTTGCCGGTGACGGTGAAGGAGGTGGTGAACCCACCAGAGAAAGTCAGGCTGCCGCCCAGCGTGATGGTGCGGGAACCGTTGTTGACGCCAGTGCCGCCGTAGGTAGCGCCGATGACGCTGCCGTTCCAGGTGCCGGTGCCGATGGTGCCCAGCGTGGTGATGCTGGTCTGGCCGACATAGGTGGAGGCAATGTCGATGGAGTCGGCATTGACCAGGATGCGGTTGGTGGTGCCAACGGCGTCGATGGTGTTGCCGGTTTTGGTCAGACCTGCGCCAGCGGTGATTTGACCGGCGCCGGAAAACTGGGCGAAGGTCAGCGAGGTCGAGCCAACAACGATGGGGTTGTTGGTGCTGAGCACCCAGCCGCTGTCGGCATTGACCGTACCTTCCTCGACGAAGGTGAACATGCCGGAGGTGACTTCGGCGTCGGTGTCCGCATCGGTCGAGCGGGACCAGGTGCTGGCCGCCACCACATAGATGCCGTTGGCACTAGCTGTGCTTTGGTCCTTGACCAGCACGCGGTCACCAGCGATTACCGCCACACCGTCGATGGTCTGCGTACTAGACAGCGTGATGTTGGCGGTAGTGGCAGCGCGGACGCTTGCTTTTACGTCAAGCCCGCTGCGGGAGGCATCGACATACGCCTTGGTGGCCGCGTCGGTGTCAGCGGTTGGTGTGGCCAGGTTGGTGATTTTCTGGCTGTTCAGTGACACCGAGGCGGTCGGCGCCGCCATCTGATCCAGGCGGCTGGTGCGGACCTGGGTGTCGAAGTCGCTGATCTTGGCGGCAGTCAGCGTCGGGATGTCGGTGGCGCTGAGCGTGGTGCCAGAGGTGACGCGGCCTTTGGCGTCCGTGGTGACCTTGGTGTAAGTGCCAGCCGTGCCAACGCTGGCCAGCGTCAGGGTGACGGAGGTGGTGCCAGAACCAGTGGCATCACCGGAGAAGGTGATGGTCTGGTTGCCGGTCAGGTAGTTCTGCGCCTTGACGAAGGCGGTGGTGGCAATCTTGGTGCTGTTATCGCTTGCGGTTTGCGTGGAGGCAGTGGCGTTCGAGCCGGTGAGATCGACGCTGCCGGTAAATGTTTTGTTGCCGGTGACTGTTTGAGTGGTGCTTAGGGCGAGGTATGCACCAGAGCCGGCGATTGCGGGGGTGGTTGTGGCGGTGCCGCCTACGCCGCCGGTGCCTTTACCGTAGTACAGAATATCGTCAACTTCGTTGTACGCCAGCTCGGCGTTGGCCAACGAGGTGGGGGCGCCAGGGGAGCCGCTGGTGCGACGCTTAATCCGAAGGGTGTTGGCCATGGCTTAGTAGTTTCCGCCGTCGGAAAGTGTGGGAACGGTCCACAGGGCGTCCGCCTTAAATGTAGCGGCGGTCGCGTCGTAGTACACGAGGCTCTGATCTACTTTAGCGGTGGTATCTACGACAAGACCGCCTGGACCGGCGGGACCAATCGGACCTTCGGTGACGGCGGTGACGGTGGTTGTTTGTGGGACTTGAACGACAGTCGTTGAGCCAGCGGCAGTAACATCGACTGTGATTTCAGTTGTTGTTACATTTACGCTGGTCATGTCGTATAACC